TTCTTCCATTACAGCCAGTGTGCTTTCCTTTGATCTCCTCTGGTAAGCAAACGTACTACTCCGTTGAAGTACAGATAGGGTGTGTGTGATACTCCGGAGTAGCTGGTCATGTACTTCAATGATCTCAAGAGCTGCTTCTCTACCTTCTAATTTGTTACTCATCTTCACCATCCTCCTCATAGTCCATTTCAGTAATCACATCGACAAAGTTCTCAATACCCTCCCAGTTATTATCAATGAGCAACCTGATAGCGTCAGCCTCATCAAGGTTCAGGATATTAATAACATCCAGCACATCATGCTTAGATAAGATTCTGTCAATGATCTCCTCTTCTCTTGTGTTTAATACTTTAATCATCCTAGTACCTTTCAAGCAGTGTGTCAAGTCTGATAAACTCAGGGTCGAAGTCCCCAGCTACCACGTTTCGTTTGTGAACCACACCCCTCCAATGCTTGTTACCTTGGTAACCTTTGTATCCTTCATCATGAAGATATGAGGACCCACAAGTAATCGACCAGAGCATTCCGACACTGTCACTCCATCCTGTAGAGATATCCAATGTAGGCCTGTGCCCCTGTGTGACTGACATCTTAGTTTGATCCAGAGCAACTTTAGAACTTGCCTTAGGGTTAGGTGAATTTCTATTTTGTACAAAGTGGACATACTCTACTCCATCCAAGTGTAGTGGTTCAAGGAAGTCATAGACCTCCCAGCCTAGGACCTCCAACCCGAAATCATCATACCCAAGTTTCCCAGCCAAGTGGGGATTTGCATTAACATGTCGCTTAATCCTCTCTTCATGGTTCCCAATAAGGAAGTACATCTCAGGCTTATACTGTTTCTTCCGAGCCCTTGACTGTCTCTTCTGGAGTTTCTGTAAAGGACCGAGCAGACACTGCATTGACTCAGCCCCAGCATCGATGTCCTCTTGGTACCTTGCCCCCTCAGCATTCTTCGTACCTCTGTCGTAAGAGGACAGTGAATGCATATCCCAGAAGTCCCCAATGCAGATGATCTTCTCTGGCTGGTGCTTGACAATGTACTTCCCCAGTGCTGTTAAGTGTTTCGTAGGTGTCCCCGGCTTAGCCTGAACATCGAATAGGACAAGGTGGTCCGTCATAAAACCATCTCCTCAGTAAACCATGCCTCTAACTTCTCCCCCTCATAGCCCTCGACTTCACTAAGCTCCTGAGCATACTTATTAGCATTCTCCCAAGTACGGAAGTAGCCCATTGGATCTTCAGAGCCTGTCTGCCATACTACAAACACCCTCTTATTTTCCTTAATCAATCTCCTCAGTTGGTCTCCTACCGATTCTCTTGCCATTGGTCTACCTCCTTTTTGAACTCTTCCCAATCATTACCATCTTCAAAACTCCTTTGGAATAAATCGTACTGCTCCGATTTGTTTGTTATAATACAGACGCCCATCAGGGTGAGGCTTTGTAAGCACATCAAGCTTATGCTGCTTATTAGCTTCGCCGTAAGTGAGGCCTCCTCTGGTGTTATAGTTCTTGAGGATCTTAAACTCGAAGTTATGTTGTCCAAGTCTTTTGATATCCCTGTTAAGGTCTTTAGATGATCCTGTATAGTAGTGCCAATCATTCTCCCCTACCTTCTTCCTCTTACTCCAGCGGTGGTATTGCTTCTTACCTACATACATCCTACCAGAGACTGTGTTAGTAATCAAGTAGACAAATCCAAAATACTTTGAAGGATCTGGCCTCCTCCCTACCCAGTGGTGTTTAATCTTCTTTGGCATACTCTTCACATCCTCCTGAGAAATCACTGAAGGCCACAGGAGCCCCTTTACCAGCACCTCCCCACCACTCATCAGCCTGCTTTTGCAGCTCCTCGGTCCAGAGTCTTGCGCAGTCCTTGTTAGTACAATCAGAGTCGCAGAAGGTCATATCTTTAAAGCATATCATTTGTATTCTCCTAATCTATACGGGCCAATTAAGTAACATAGCAAGGGACACCATCTTCATCAACCACCTCATTATACTTAATACCTACCATATCAAATACCTTTTCAATATAAAAACTGTACCAGTACCACTTATTGCTATTCACGTTACGCCACTTATTCTTCTTAACCGCAAGGATAATCTTACCCTCTACTTCAAACCCATGTTTGACCTCTCTATAGTCATTAATCCCTAGTTTTAGTAGGTGTATCTCCATCTCATACCTACAACAAGGTCCTCGACTATACTGTAGTTTGTCATGTGTTCTTGCATCAAAGTCTTTAATCTTCTTTTCTAGTACTTGGATACGTTCTTCACTCATTATCTATCCCCTCTAAAGGCTCTCTCAGTATCCATAACAGTTGTCTGTTCTCTTCCATACGATCCTTTCCACAGTCAGCTCCGAAGTGACTCATGTACTTCTTCAGGATGATACACTCACGTTCTTGATAGGTCTTACCTTTGAGTAGCTTGGTGGCCTTGACAGGACCAATCCCTTTGATACCAAAGATGTTGTCTACCCTGTCCCCTGTCAAGAGCTGTTGATGAAAGAAGTAGTCCGCTTCCTCAGGCTCTACAAAGTATAACCCATCCTTCTTCCAATTGTAGTGCCAACCGGGGATCATGTCAAGGTCTTTATCAATCGTACAGATACAGGTCTTATCAAGGTCATGGCTAGGGCTATACTGGGCGATACCCATAGCATCATCAGCCTCAATACCCTCAGTAACCTCAGCCTTCCACCTCTTAACCAAGTGATCTCGGATAGCCCCTAGGTGAGTAGGCTTGGGTTGGTCCTTCCGATTCCCCTTGTAAGGGTGTGTGACTGCCACATCATAGCGGTAATTCCCCTTACCAGTGAGATAGGTAAGTCCCTCTGATGCTTCACATACATCATAGATACTCATCATCATCTCATCAACCTGTTCAAGGGTATACTCAAGAGGCTGTAGTGGTTGGTTTTTCTTCTGGGCAGCCCATGCACATGAGTACGCTATAATATCTCCATCAATTAATGGCTTTAATTTGGACATCGAACATTCCTCCTCCATAAGTGATCTTAAAATCTGGGTACTTTGCAAAGATTCTGGCAGCATGATTGACAGAACCTATGAAGCTCTTTGTATCTCCTGTATTAGAGATGGTGATAGTCTTCGTAGTCCAATCATCCTTGGCCCCTACATCAGCCTCATACCTAGTACCATCAGTCCAGAATTTACAGAGGTCAATGTCAAAGGATTTGATAACACGCTCGATAGAGAACTTTGGTTTCCCAATGATCTGGATAGGGTAGTCAACATCAGGAGAGTAGACTTCAAAGAGCTGATCAGCATCAAAGGAGTCGTATTCCTCATCATCTATAAATAAGTTCTTCACATTACCAGAACCAAAGACCTCTTCAAGTTTCTCCTCAAGACCCTCGGTAAATTTACAGAAGATGTCTAGGTCCTTCACCTGACCGCCTAGGTTGAGGTCTCGTAAAGCCCCTCCGGCAAGGATAGCCCCCTTAAGACCTACCTCATTCTGTACCTTGTCAAGGATAAGGAGCCACTCCTTAGGTATCTCTTTCAGTTCTTGGTTGTCATTGAACTGCGTATCGTAGGTCTTACGAGGAGATACTGCCCAGTTCACACTCCCCGGTGTCATGCTAAATTGTACCATTGGTTTGTTCCTCTTCCCGTTGTATACCAGTGTTCTTCCGAGTGTCATTAGGTTTGTCCACATCTGCTGAGGTGTCATCTTTAGTAGTCCAGTCTATCTTATTAAAGTTATCCTTATACTTCTTTGAAGGAGGTCCAGCAGGTGCTCGGCTAGGACTCGCACCCTCATCAACGTTCCTTGTCCAGTCACTCATTAGTTTTCTCCATTTCCTTATAGCTGCATTGATACAATCCCCAACCATGTTTAAAGCATGCAGCCAAGATCACGGCTCCGGCACACGACCACCCAAACAATGCTCCAAGCCAGAATTCTAAACCTGTAAGATCAACCATCTTCTTTGTTCCTTTCCAGGGATGTTATGACAGCCTCAATTTCGGAGATGCAGTCTTCACAAAAAATACGTTCGTGCCAGAGTCGATCTATGCGACCGACACCCCTGTCCTTATGCCCATGTGAAGTTTTCATGTGCGTCCAGTGGTTCGCTATATGCGGCCCCGGAATTGCGTTTTTATCCGGGCTAATCTTTCCGCACCCATCACATTGTTTGAGGTCAGCCATTGTTCTCTTCTCCATCACATTTAGGGGACGTTTGAATTTGGCCCGGACGGTCTGAGTCGAACAGACATTTACAGCTCCAGTTACGGCTACTCGTTTAGAAGACGAGACCGGCTACGTCCGGATAGGTAGGCAGTTTAGACACTACATCTACAGAATGCTTTATACCTAGGTGCTATAAACATCACTTAAATAGGGGCTTCATCATCTCCTATAGGAGTAGCATCTTCAGCTTCAAATGGGGAGGTGTTAGTGTCTGCTACATAACCACCCTCTTCAGCTTCAAGACCACCAAAGGAGACCATGTCGATAACCATAAGCTCAGACATGGACACCTTATGGAACTTCTCACCTTCATACTCAGTCTCATAAGTACGCATGTTAGTCTTCACAGTAGAGCCGTTCCCAATCCGTACTGGCTCAGGGAGTAGGTTATTCTGTGAGTCATAGACACGGGGAGGATACTTAACAGATCCTTGAACAGTGATGAACTGTCCCTTATCATCCCCTTTATCCTTGATACGGACACCTGCCTCTTTCAAGACCTTGACAGTATCCTTATCAAGATTACCCAGATCATACTGGAGTTTCTTAGTCTTCTTGTTAGGCTTCCGAATGTCAGCCCAGTAAATTGTTCCGCGTAGTACAGCCATACTAGTTCTCCTTTAATGTGTCTCTTTCCAATTACTACCAACTTTAAACTCACCATCCATCGGACACCTTAGGTTTAACTCTACCCCTGCATCAATGATGGACTGTCTTTGTATCTTACCAAACTCCTCAGCCTGTTCCTCCTTCACCTCAGTCTGCCATTCATCATGTATCCAGCCTAGCAGACTATAATCTATATGTCCAGACCTTTCTGTCCAGAGCTTCATAGCCCTCCGCATAAGCACAGTCTCACCACCCTGCAGTAATGCTGCCATAGTATAGTAAGGATCTGATACAGGTATTCTCCTACCATCAAGGCCAATGATATACCCAGCCTCAGCAGCAGCCTCGTACTTATACTTCATAGTCTTCAGGGCAGGGATTCTGTTAAGGAACTCATACTTCAACTTGTTCCCATACTTACCACCCTTCCCATAGATGCTCCCAATCTTAGGACCACCTGCACCAAGGAGGAAGGCATAGATAAATGTCTTGGCGTTATCCCTTGTCCCTTCCCCAATAGCATTTAAGTGGTGGGTATGGATGTCACCGTCCACTACCTCAGCTGTGTATACAGGATCTCCAATGTAGTGGGCCAACATCCTTAGCTGAATACCTGATGCATCACACCCAACAAGCTTATACCCATCACCCACTGTCCAAAGAGCACGACATTCAGAGCCATAGGGTTTGTCACAGGCTGGGAACTTGTGCCATGTTAGGGTCGCTATGGCTAGGGCCGTTGAGTCCAAGTGCCAATGTGATAAATACTTCCATGTACACGATCATCTCCTTTTAAGTATGTGGTAGGTTTACGGTTAGGTTTTCTACCGACCCATCCAACAGCCCCTACCGAGTCTATCCATGTGGTGACCATAGCAATCCTACGTCTAACCATGTCCCACTCAACCAAGGGAGCAGCCTCGGGCAGAGTCTCACCCAGTTGCTCCATCACCCACTCAGTCATAAGGGGATTACCTGCCTCAGTAAACTGGGTAGGTTTCCACCCCATCATCTGTAGGTGTCTGAATAAGAACTGCTTAGACGCAAGGTTAGTCTCTTGCCATACGATCTTTGAATGATCCCCCTCAACATCAGTCCAGTGATCCCCAAGATGCTTCAGCCCCACGATAGAGAGACTACCATCTTGCTTATACTTAGGCTCAACAACCTTAACCTCTTGAGGCAGAGGGATAAAGGTCTTATTTAGTTCCTCCTCAAGCTCAGCCTGTCTTGACAGTAACTCAGCCAGTAGCAGATGAGCCTTCTGTTCATCAAACTTCCAACCATTAGAGTATATGTCCTGACACATCTGGGCAATCAGGTGCTCCTGTCTAGATACTTCCCTTGGTAGCCCCTGTTCCTCAATCATCTTAACAAGATCATCGAAGACCAAGTGATTAAGGTGGACATCTTCAGTACAGCGGTTCAGCATCTCAGGTGAGTACCTGTCCCACTCATCATGTTCTACCTTGGGATAGTTCAGCCTCTCACCATGTGCCTCAAGGGAGTGTCTCTTCTCCTGTGAGTCAAGTAACCTTGATACCACAACTGTATCAACCACCTTATCAAGAGGCCAGTCAAGCCCTATTAATCTACTGAGGTGAGGAAGATCATAGCCAATAATATTATGACCGATAAGAATAGAAACATTATCTCTTGCCCAGTCAGCGAAGTCAGAGACTGTATCAGGCTCCCAAGTGAATACTTCATCAGTTTTTATATCCTTTGCAACAATACACCAGATCTTGGTAGGCCAGAGGGAGTCTGCTTCCAGATCAAATACTACTTTTCTCATCTTCTTCCTCCATCTCCGACATAAGCTCAGGAGTCAACTCGGTAAGCCTGCCTGTGTTAACACTGTAAAGAAGTGAACATCCTATACCAGTCAATCCTGAGAACCTGTTCTTCACTACCCTAACCTTGGTAGTGTTGGCGACCACTGGATCAGGGTCTTGCCCATTCCTTTCAAGCCCAACCACCATGTTAGCAAGCTGCCCAATCCCAGCAGTACCGCGGAGGTCTGACAAGGAGAAAGCACCACCCTCTTCATGTGGCTTGGTAGCCTGCCTCTTTGTATGAGACACGATAATCAACAGGATGTCAAGCTCCATTGTCAACTTCTTTAACTTAGTAGCGATCATGTCTAGAGCTTTACGCTCATCCCCGTTGGCTTGTTCTGACACCATGATTGAGATGTGGTCAAGGAAGATTGCTTTGCACCCAAGTCCTTTTGCCAAGTAACGAACCCTAGAGAGGATTCGATCAATGTCAGACTCCCCAAAAGCATCATAATACGTAATACGTCCAGTAGCAAGGGTGGATTTATAGGCATTTTCCCATTCATCATCTGTAATCTCCGTGTCCGGTAAGTGCAGAGGAGCCCCTGCTTCAATACTCATAAGCCCCTGACCAGCATCTTCAGCAGTCTCCTCAAGGAAGAGTCCCCCGATATGCCAGTCAGTTGTCTTAAGGATATGATACTCCATCTCCCTAAGTACCTGTGTCTTACCCATACCTGAGCCAGCCGCAACAACCCACATCTCCGAAGTACGGAAGCCATAGGTCAACTTATCAAGTCCCTGCCAAGGGGTGGGGTAACACTTCTGTTCCTTCTTATGTTTAATTCTATCCCTCAGGTCAGCACCATTGACCAGCCCATCAGGTAGGTATCTCTCAGCAGCCCACCAAGCAGCAGTGAAGTCCTTATACAGCCCCTCTTTGAGGTAGTTGTTAGGATCTTTAAGCTGCTTGTCCATCTTCATGATCTTACACTTGTTACCAAACAGATCAGCCACCTGCTTGGCTGCTTCCTGACCGGGATCATCCATATCAAAGGCAAGGACAACAGTTTCAAAGGAGTCGATCCATTCAAAGTTCTCCTTACAATCCTTCAAAGCACTGGATGAGGACCTTACTGAGACCGAGGCATACTTACTACCCTGTAACTCATAAGCTGCCATAGCATCACACTCACCTTCTGTGATAGTAACACTGCGTCCTCCGGCAGGGAACTTCTTCTGTCCGAATAGCTGTAGGTTCTTCGATGATCCTTCAGAGGTAAAGTTCTTACCAACCTTCCGAATCTTATTA